TTAATCCCCCTCATTCGAATCCCCGTAGATTGCGTCCCAAACAGCGTCAGGGACGACCGTTTCAGCTACCGAAGGGTTGCCCCTGATTGCCGCTGTCAACCGGTCTGAGGCCGCCTTGGCGCGTTCCTGGGCCTTCTTCTCTGCCGCCTTCTGAGCATTCAGCGCGCGTACATACCCGTCCCGCTCGCGAGTGACTTCCTCTACCTTGCCCTGTAGATCGTTAGCCCGGTTGTGTTCATGCTTGGCGTACAGGCCCGAACCGGCCGCAGCGATTGCCGCGACCAGAAAGAGGGCTGCTAGGATTTGGTCCACGCCCCGCACTAATCGTCCTTCTTCGGGGTAGGCTGGTCGCCCAGCTTTCGCCAGAGCGTCCAGTCCTTGTCCACCAGCCCGCGCTTGAGCGCAACGGCTGTACGAGCTACGCGGGGCAGAGCGCCCCAGATATACAGCACGGACAGCACGATTGAGGCGATGGCCGCATAGCTGCTGAGAGGGAACGACGTGAGGCTATAGAGCGCGGTCCCAGTCGCGGCACTAACCTTTGCTGCTGATGCGGCGGCGCTATCGGCCGCCTCCTGAAAGATTCCCATCTTTTCCTTTGTTATAAGAGGCCCGTTCCGTCGATCACTAGAAAATGGAGATGGAATGCCTCATTGAAGCCTACGAAGTTAGGCGGCGGTGAAGCCCAATATTGCTGATACCACGTCACCGTGCCTCCAGACGTTTGGAATAAGGTGATGTTCGGGCGGTACGTACCGTCGCTAGACACAAGGTCACGGCACGGGAACGGGCAGGACACTAGAACGGGACGGCCGTAGGATCGCGTCTCCGTCTGAGGATACGGATATCCCCCGGCGTCGCGGTTCCAACCATACCCGGGCAAGTACTGAATGTGGATCGCGTCTAGCACGCGGTAGAAAGGCCGGGAGGCGTCTGCGATTAGTGCGCCACTTGCCGAGAAAACTTGTAGTCCGAAATTACCACCCGGGGGCGGTACAGTATCGAACAGGAAGAACCGTACTGTTGTCTGCTGGCCCGTTACGATGCGGACAGTATGTAGCCCGTTCTCGGCCTTGTGCTCCCAAACAGTAGCGCCGACTCCTCCGTCTGCTGAGAATGCGTACAGAGGTGTTCGCGCTGTGAATGAGAAAGTGGCCGTCCAGAAAGTCCCGTCGAAGTACCTACCAACGTCGTTATACGCGACGTGGAGATTTGTGGACTGAGTAACCGCCGCGAACGACTGGACGCATTGGAAATTCGGCGTCGTGCCGTCGATCTGGTACAGACCACTATCGGTGAATGCCTGAAAGCCTACGGTCACTTAGTAGACGCCGTAGACGAGCGTTCCGGACATCGGCGTCCGCCAGCTAGACGGCGAATCCGAGTAGCGCCAGCCGATTCCATTTGCGTCAATGCTTACGATAGGGACCGGTGCATTCATAGAAACATGCCGGAACAACCAATCAGGGATGAAGGCCCAGAAGGGCGTACCGCCGGAAAGATCGGCGGCACGGTAGCCAGGACTCCCGGATGTGTCGAGAACTGCCACGCCTGAGACGCGCCCCGCCCGCGAAGTTGCATCCAAGAGTGTGCGGCCCTGAGCATCAAAGATTTGCAGACCTACAGACATCAGAAGAAGCCGAGCCTGTAGCGAAGCGTGCCGTTAGCGTCGTAGCCACGCACGCCGTTACTATCAATGTTCAATCGATTTCCTTGTCCGTCCGTGTTGTTGATTTCAAACCATCCGCTCTTATCGAGCCTCCATCCTTGGCGACCGGCAACGTAGTTGTTGCTCTGGATGTAGTCCCCAATCATGGCGTTCTTAATGAAGCCATTCCCGATGAATGCCTCGTTGAGAAACACTTGGCCGCCTTGAATGACGAATGGTGACGTTAGGGCGCTGCCGTTTGGGTCGAGGACCGCGAAGCGTGAAGCCGCTACGAGAACCTGCGACTCCATTACGCCGCTGTTGTTGTCGATGCCTACGCCAATACCTGCGACGTATGTGCGCCCGTCCTTCGTCACTTGGGTCTTGATGTTGTACGAAGCAGCAACACGCCCGTTAAGATCGGCATATGACTTCGAGACCGTCTGGACGTTGGCTGCGTTTTCGTTCGCTTGGGCCTGAACAGTTGAAATCTGCTGCGCTTGCGCGCTGTCGGCATCTACGCGAGCCTGAGACTCATCACGAACAGCAGCGAGTAACGAAGAAGTCGCGGAGTGCATTTGCGCCGTTGTTGTGTCGATCTTCTGCGACAAGGCCAAGTCGGCCTCCGCCCGAGCCGACTGCTCCGACCACACCCCTGCGTACACCTCTGTACTTCCCGCATAATCCTCGTCGCTACCCGCCATCTCCGGGACGACGACCTGCGCCTCAACTTTATCGATACGGCCCGCAAGCGCCTTGTCGCCATCCAGCCGAGCCTGCTGCTCGCTGGTGATCCGTGCGTCGTTCGCGTCAACTTTTTGCTTGATGTCAGGGATAGACTGAATCGGGCCTAACAGTTCCTCCGCGAGTTCAGTTTTGCTGATCTTCCCGACGAGGTAGCCAAGGATTAGGTCGGTGTCTGCTGTAGCTGCGCCGCGTACTCCCGGTGAGGTCGTGTCTGGATACCACGGGCCAATGTTCCCCGACGTGTCCACCAATCGCGACCAGAAATACAGCGCGTGGCCTGCCGCGAGGTTAAGCAGGTTTGCAGAGTTAGTCGGATATCCGTACCGCGATAGCTGAGACGCCTTCTCAAAGCTTGGTGTGTCGCTGTAGTAGACCTCCGTGTATGCCGTGTCTGCTGCGTTGCTCGGAAATGACCACGACAGCCGAATCGACATGACTTGATCCGTTGACGCGGTGAGGGCGAGAGGTTTAGGAGGCTGCCCCTTCTTACCTTCGAGCACGGTCTCAATCGAGTACGCGTAAGGCGACGTGATGTCGAGCGCATTGATTGCGCGGACGCGAGCAACGTAACGCCCGGTGTAAATGTTCGGTACGTCGATGGAGAGCCCGCCGGTTCTTCCCGCAGTTACCCAATCGCCGCTGTCCTTCCGAAACTCCACGACATAGGCGACCGCATTAACAGCGGCGTCCCACGCAATTGTCATGTTCGTTCGTGCGATGCCTTGATCGATGACGACGAACTGCGAGAGGCGAACATTCGTAGGCGAGGATTGGGAGGTCAGGGGACGGTCGCTGATCGGAGTCGGGTCGATTGCTGCTCCGCTGTCTACTGCCGCATACTTGCCCGGCTCATGTTGCGTAGCCGAAATCTCGAAGGTAATGCCTTCCTTTTCGGACACGCTGGTTACTCGGAATAGCTGCGCCTTGAGCGTCGAACTCTCCAGCACCCATACCGCACCCGGCACCGGCTGGAGGTCAAATTCCGATTGCACGGTGACCACAGCATCACTTACGGAGCGGATCGTGCGGGACTGGGCGACGCCGGTAGGCAGGATGACCGTGAGTCGATCGCCGCTCGCAACGCCTTCCGGCATCTGGTCGAGCGTGAGCGTGTCTTTCGTACTGGACTGCCGAACGCGCCCGCCCATGCGCTTTCCGGAACGGGTAGGATCAGCAACGGCGATAACCTGCCCCGGTTGCGCAAGCGTACCGTCCATACCAACGCTGAACGTTACGGCGTTTGTCTCATAGCGCGACGTGAGCAATGTCCAATGCCCGACGCGCTGCGCTTGGGAACGACTGGCGCATCCAAATGCTGTTATCTCTGCCTTATTGATGCCGTAACGCGAGATGCCATCCGCATCCTCTACGTATTCGACTGTCTGCTTATAGCCGTTGCCGGGATCGTTGTATGTAACAAGCGCGGTTGTGTACCGGGTTCGCAGTGCGCTACCCACGTACTTGAACTGACCGTTGATGACGTTCGCCGCCGTGTACACATAGACCGGATCAGACGGCATGTCGGTCGCTGCGATGACGCTACCCGCAGACCAATACGCGATGCCCCGGAATACGCTCGCGAGGTCTTGTAGCACCTTGATGGCGTCTGCGCGGGTAGCGATGTAGCAATTGCAGGTGAATCGCGGTTCTTGCCCGCCCTTACCATCAGACACCGGAATATCACAGTACCGGCCGATCTGGTACAGCGCGTACCTGTCGATCATCGTCGCATCGACATAGCGCCCCAAGCCGTAGCGCTTGTTTAGCACTAGGTCGTAGAAAATCCACGCGGGGTTGTCCGTCCAGCCGAACGAGAAAGTTCCGTCCCATGTCCCCGTGTATGTGCGTGTCTGCGGGTTGTAATTCGACGGATACTTGACCAATAATCCCTTAACGTCGTAGCTCCGAGTCGGCATGCTGGAGAATTGCTCCGCGTCGATCTGGATAGCCACAAGGGCGCTATACGGGTACGACAGCTTCGCGTCGATAATCTCCGCGAAGCTAACAACGTTCGTCTTGTCCTGAATGTACTGGGTAGTGCTGTCCGGCGTGAGGCGAACTACTCGGACGGTGTATTGGGACTTAGCTCCGGCTAGATCGATGCGATGCGAGCGCGTGTATGTCGAACTGGCCTTGCCGTCGAACGCAGTATCTATGACGGTTGAGAACGACCCGCCGTCCTTCGATACTTGAATCTGATACGCGACGCGATACCCGGAAATGTTCCCTGATCCTGTATCGGTCTTAGACAGCCCGCTCACGCTAAGGGTGATCCGCGCTGCGTTGATATCCAGGTTCGTGAACGTGTGTGACCACGACTGCACGGCGGTGAGCGAGACACCTACTTGGGTTTCAGCAGCAGAACTTTCGAAGCCGGAGATATACGTCTGGTCAACGTACCCCAACCGGTAATCAAGCTGCTTGACTTGGAAGTTATACGACCCGTCCGCGTTCTGTAGCGGGGTGTTGTTGAAGTAGGCACATTGTGCCGGAGAGAGGTTGTCCGGAAAGCCGTAGATCGGGCCTTCGCCTAGCAAGTCGAGAATCTGCGCGTATGCGGTGCTGCTTAGGGTGTCGTCGGCCTCTGTAGGCGAGGAGCCGCCGCCACCTCCTTTACTTCCGCGAATCAACGTCATTTATCTGTAGCTGTAATTCCTTGGCTAATTACGGTGCTGCCGATTCGTAGACGGCCATAGAGCAACCCAACTGGGCCGCCTTGCTCGACGACGTTCTCCGCCCCGTTGAAGTAGTACGATTGCTTGCGATTGCTGCTTCCGTTCGATGCTGTAGGATGCGGCGACAGCATTTGAGCGACGCCACCGAGGGCCATAGACGCGCCCAGGAGCATCATTTGCGTTCCGAACGGATTCCCGAAGAAGGATGTAACCGCGCCGACCGCTGCTAAAGCAACGCCCGCGATCGTTTGGAACAGACCGGCACGCTTACTTCCCCGGATGACCGGTGCTATGCGTACCTCTGCGTCCCCGACCGGGGAGGGGAGTTCTTCCTCTCGGATGTTGTGCCGTCCGATTAGCACGGCGTAATCGATACCCCGGTCGCGACTCGTCATGAGTTCACGCTCGAAGCCGGGGACCATCGCGCAAAGTGCCTTGAGGGCGTCGCGCGTGCTGCGGATTACAAAGCGATGCTCACGGCCGAACATCGTCCCAAGTTTCCCGTACAGTCGAACGATCCGGGGTTTCTCCAATACCTACTCCTTGTAGCGTAGAACGTCAGTTACGAACGGCTGGTAGCGGGACAGTGTGTCGCGGCGCGACAGTTCGCCCCAAAGGTGATGCAAGATTTCATCGTTGCCCGTATAGACCGCCGCATGATTCGGTACGTCGTTAGGGCTTCGAATTTTCATAAGAAGAACATCACCATTTAGAGGTTCTGCGCCGCGCCCAAGCGAGACAAATCCAGCCTCTTTGTAATGCTGGGTGTAGAGGTCGGAGCTTCCGTCCTTCCACCATTCGCCAGACCGCAGGAAGTCCGGGAGAATTACGCCGCGCTCTTGCTTGTAGTAACGACGAACAAGGCCATAGCAATCGTTGCTGCCGTGCGAGAACTCGCAACCGATTAGCGGAGCCTCGTAGCCGCTGGGGGCAAACTCGCACCAGTCGTCAATTGCGATGCTTCCGTCTGCCTGAACTCCAAGGCTAACGATGATCCACTTCGGAGCCTCGCGGGCCTCGCATGCGGTCAAGTCTGCTTGGCTTGGCTGCGCACTTGCGCCAGGGTGGGAATGCACGACCGCCTCTATAGGGCCGGTGTCCTCAGCGGCTGCGTAGTCCTCTGGAGAAATTGCGAAGTCATCGCGAGGGGCGGGCGCGTTGTTGCGGCAGGGAACGTACTTTCCTCCGACGACCACGCCGCAGCATTCTTCGGGGTAGCAAGCGAGTGCATGCTTTGCGATGTCCTCGCGCATCTTCGATTCAATCATAGACCTCCGTTTCTGCCTGCTGACGGGTATCCGCCCCAAGGGAGTACGGCGTTCTCACCAAAGCGGCATTTACAGCTAGACAACCGCTTGCCGCACACATCGAGCGCGGGATCGGACACAGGGTTGTTGTTCTTGTCAAAGAACTTGATACCACTCCAGCTACAGCCGGATACAGGATCACGATAGTTCAATGTACAGAGCGTAGCCGTTACTTGCCTTGCCGGAAGTTGCACGCCGGAGAAATCCAGTGCGGACGCAAGCTTGAATGCGACGCTAACAGGAGTCTCCTCTGTCCGTTGTTCGATGCGCCAAACTTCTACGGCGGTGTACTCGGAAGTGTTGGCCTCCGGCGACCCATCGAGGTATTGCTCCAGCGTCCACAAGCGGCGAACGACCGCGCCGACCATATCCGCGAATGCGATACAGAGGGCGGATATCGAGCCGTCCACGTTCGAGACGGTGAGGGTAGGCGAGGGCTGCGTTTGGGAACCAGTGCGCGCGAATCCAGACGCGGTGATCGGCCACGGGTTATATTCGTGGCCGCCCCATTTGATTGGACCGGACTGGAGGTGTGCGTGAAAGCGGAGAACGTCGCCGCCTAGCGGTGTAAGGTCTACTTCGTAGAGTTCGACGCGAGCGCCTAGGGTGTTGCTCTGAATATCATTCTTAATCGTCATGCGCAGACATCGCCTCCAATGCTTCGATGCGACGTACAGCTTCTTGTAGGGCCGCCCCGAAGTACACCGATAGCATGGCGTAGTCCACCGACTGAGGGTCGATGACCTGCTTCGACGGGTCGTCAATAGCCGGACGCACAGCGTCCTTGATTCCGGTCACCGCATTTGGGAACTGCGCTTGTGCCTCGTGAGCAAGAACGCCAGCGAACTGCCGGTTGCCGAAGTCCTGCTCAACCCGGAGGTACTCGACAAAGCGAGTCGCCATGAACCGCCGCAGCACGTCAGCCCCGTTCAGGTCCGTTACGTTTCGTTTGAGGCGGTAGTCGGAACCCTGCGCGAGAGTGCCTGCGATCCGTCCATTGCCCGCGTTGTCAACGTAAAAGAGCTCGGCGTTGTAGTTCTGATTGATGAACCGAATACGGCCACCGTTATTCCCGTCGCCATTAGCTATGTCCACGTTGTTTCCGCTAGTATCACCCGTAAATTGCAGGATTACGCGCGGTACGCCCGCAGAGTTATTCACGTAAAGCCCGTGCCAATTTCTAAGCACTACCTGGGCTGATACTTGTAGGTTGCCGTCCTCGTCAATGGTGGTGTACTTCGGCGCTGTAGACTGACCAGTCCGGAACACTATATTTCGGATACCAGAGTCATTGTAGACAGCCGACGTGTAGCCTGTACCTGCAATGCCACTGTTAAGAGCTACCCCAGGTGTCCACATCCATCCCGTCATAAGAGAGGAGCCATCAGTCCGGACATAGCCAGCCGGGTTGAAGTTACCAGCATCCCACGCGAGATTACCGGCGAAGTAAGGGCGCTTCGCCGTAGTCACTACACCCGTTGTCCGGTTCACCTCGATAGGCGTGTCAATGTATGCTCCGGCATCGCTAAAGCGATTCAGAAACCAGTGAGACCCCGCGTTACCCGTAGATTCAACAGCATCATTTACACCCCATTCCCAGCGGGGGGAAGTGCCGCTCCGAACACTGAAATATCGGAACTGCCCGGCATTAGCGCCGAGGCCGAATACAGCAGCGGACGAACCTCTGCTAATAGTGACGTTGTCACCGGCCGTAAGACTTCCGGTAACGGAGAGATTGCCGCTTACCACTTCGTTATTTGACGCCGCCCGACTGCGACACAGAACGCCCCATGCGTTGACCCCGTTGGAATCGAGTAACACCGATTCAAAGGCATTCAACTGCGCGGGCGGTAGGGTGTCGCCTGATCCCGAGGTTACTGCAAGCGCTACCGTTGTAGAGCCGAGATTGCGAATCAACGTGACCTGATCTACGCCGCACGTATTTGCCGGCGGGAGAACGACGGTCCCTGGAACAGGCAAGTTGATATTTACCCGCTTACCCATGTGGTCGGGCGTCAGGGCTTGCGGGGAGGTAATAGGAGCAGCGGAGGTTAGCGCAACCTGCTTGCGTAACACGTCGGTATTCGCGTTGACCTTGGAGAAGCCTGCTCTTACGGTGTCTCCATCGGCTCCGCTTGGCGCTGTACCTTGATTGATCTTCTGCAAGTCGGACAAAGGCTAGAAAACCTCCTGAAATGTTGCGGTTAGCGTCGAAATGCCTGCTCCCTCCGGCTGGCGTGTAATGCCTTGAGGGTCGCACACGAATAGACCCTTGGCCCGCCGTGGAGGCTTCCATTCGAAGCGCTGTGCTCCGCGCGTTGCTTTTAGGAACGTATGGATTGCGTCGATTACGGCGTCGTCGTTGCGGAAGGTGAGGGGCCATACATCAGCGGCGTTGTTAATTCCGTTCGGCGCGCGCTGGCTATATCCGTCACCGAACTGGGCTACGAGCACATCGAATTTCGTTGTGCCAGACACACCCAGCAGTGGAGCCCAGGTGAATACCGTTACAGGCTGCGTCAAATCTGCCCGTACTTCATTTGAAAGGCGAAACCGCCTTGTTCTCGCATGCGCTGCTCCATTCGAATATCAATCCACGACTGTACGTGCTGCTGCAAATCCTTTGCGTCTTGCTCCGATAGACCGCCGCCTCCATGGTTGTGAACCTCGACATTGACCGGAGAGGCAGCGCCGCCAGAAACAGAAGGAGAGGGCGCGAGCGCCGCAGCAATACCGCCGGTCGCAAAATGGGTCATATGACCGGAGTTGATCGCCTCCAGCAGGCTCCGGTACTTCTTCGTGGATGCCGCATTGATGACGAACTCCCCATTAGAGAGCATCGCCGGAATGCTGTCGCTAGTCCCCGTGCCGGGACCGCTGATCGCGCCACCAGACGCGAAATGACCAACCGGGCCACCCTCGCTAAAGAACGAGAACGCGCTCGCCATGCTCTTGAACGCTGCAATCTCAGCTTGGCGCAGGGCAATCTTTGCGAGGTCAGCGAGCACGGACGTAGCGAACGAACTAAAGCTTGCCTTACCCGTTGTGATGAACGTATCAAGGCCGCTACTAAGCGAATCGAACGCGCTGCGGAATCCGCTCGCGACTGCTTCGGCCGTAGTCTGGGACGACCCTACGAGGTCGGCATAGCCCTTCTTGAACTGCTCGCTGTACGACTCGCGGATTGATCGCTGGCGTTGCTGGTTCTCCTCGAACGCCTCAGTTTGCTTGCGGTATGTTTCGCCCGCGATGCGTAGCTTCTCCTGGTACTCTTTCTGATCTGCGCTGGGGCTGCTGTACTGTTCGTTGAGCGATGCAATCTTGCGCTCGAACTGGTCTCGGAGCGCTGCGCGGGCATCATAGGTCGCCTTCTCGTCAGCGAGCATGTTCCGCGTGTTGAACGCGTCGGCATACTGGTTGATCTGCGCACCCAGCACCGCCGCTTCCTGCTGGGAGAACTTCGTGACGTTCGCTGCGCGCTGTGCCTGATACTTTGCGAGAGCGTCAGTAAGATCGGCGTCGATCTTCTTACGCTCCTCCGCGAGCCGGAGATAATCCGCGTTTGCTGTCTCATACACGGATTTCTCTTTCTTGGCTGAGGCAATTTCTGCGCGCTGCTTGGCGTTCGCAATCTCTTGGTCTAGCGCCTTCGCCTGGATGTCGTGGAGCCGCTGGAAGTACGTTTCCGAGTCGATCAGGCCTGCTTCGCGTTGCGCCTTGAGCGTGGATTCGGAACGCTTCGCCTCTGCCTCAATTAGCCGATTCTTACCCGCAAGCTGCGCAAGTTCCGCGTTGAGGCCGCCCTCGTTGACGTGATGGCGCGTTCTTCTCGCGTACAGCTCGTTAATCCGGGTGATGTTGCCTTGGTGACGCTTTAGCGCTTCCTCGTACTTCGCGGAGTTCTTGTCGAGGTCTAGCGTCGCGGTCGCGAATGCTTCTTTCTCTGCCTGCAAATCCAGGGCTTGCCGTTCTTTGGGCGTAGCGTACTTGTTCGAACGGAGGTATTCTCCGACGCGAACTGCGGCGTCTCCACTCTTTACGTCTGTCTCGCGCTGCTTTCTAAGCTTCTCCTGAGTGTCGAACTGAGCGCGCATTGCATTTAGCTTCGCCAGTTCGACTGCAAGATTCCGCTTACTGGCCTCAAGTTCCGACGCGGGTAGGGTCGCCTTCCATCCTTCGATGGACTTCCGCATGTTGTCGACCAATTCCGCCTGTGCCTGTAGCTTCTCGATAGCCCCTGCGGGAGTGCCTATGTTCATCACAGCAGCAGAGTAGTGATTGACGGTCGCAATCAGCGAGTGCCACCAGCGCTGCACGTAGCCTAGGTTCTGCTCGGCGTTTCTCACAAACACCTCATGCGCGGCGGATAGATCGTGGAGAATCGCCTTGTATGCGCCGGCCTTGTCACCAGCCCGCACGAAGCCCTCAATTTCCTCGATCTGGGCTGCGTTGAATACATGGTGCGCCTTCTGGTATTCGGCAACCCACTTAAGTACGTCGTCCTGAATCTTCGCTATCGATTCTGCGGCCTTGTCTATGCCGATACCGATATCCGAGGACATCGCCAATGCTGCTTTAGTCGCAATCGCGAGATTGTCGCCGGTAGCTGCGCCGGTAGCCGCAACAGCGGCCATCGCCTCACGCACGGCGCTAAGGGAAGTGCGCGAGTCCTGTAGACGGTTGGACATAAGGGCCATCTGTTCGGCCGTCAAACCCATATAACCGCCGCTAGACGCTATCGCCTTGTTGAACTGCTGCGCGGACTCGTAGCCCGCATACATCCCCTTGGCAAACAGGAACGCCGCGCCCGCGCCAGCCAAGAGGCTAATCCCAAGCGGTGACATCACTAGGCTAAGGGCGTCGGCCGCCTCTGCCATAACGAGCATTGAGCCGCCGAATCGCTTCCATTGCCCTTGCGACGCCTCGTGAGCCAACACCAACATTTCGCGGCGCGCGGCGGAGTTGTTGAGGCTGAACGAATGCGTAGCTTTTGATGCTTGCTGAATGGCTGCCGTTTGCGCGGCAAATGCCTGCGTAACGCCGCGTGCGGCCGCCTGCTGATTCAGCATTTCAAGACGCGTTTTACCTGCTGTCGCCTGTAGTCGGTCGTACTGGTCTACAAGCTTCTTCGCCTCTCGCGCAGTGAGGTTATAGCCGTTACTCGCGGCCTCCTGCATCGCACGCTGTACGGCCTCTTGCTTTCGCCGTACTTCCTCCTGCGATGCGTTAAGCTGGGCGTTTGACGCCCGCAGTTGGTTGATGCCCGCTTGTGCGCCCGAGGCATCAACCGAGAACCTAACGGTTACATTGTTGTTGCTACCGCTCACGGGGTTCCTTTCTTGTTAAGTTCAGCAAGGATTACCTCGCGTGAGCGCTCTACAGCACGCCGCTTTGCTGCCTCGAAGGCTGGTCTTACAAACGCGTGTGCGGCCATGTGCGAATTGCCGGTCTCCAGCATAGCCGCCAACTTCTTACGCGAGACCCTGCCACCGCCTTTCCACTTGGACCTTGTGTCACCGACGAAAAGGGCGAGATAGGTAGCAATGGCCCCGGCTACGCTATCCTCCTTGTCATAAGCAACCGTGAGGCCAGAAGCTAGACCTCCGGAATGGCGTGGAACGCGCCTTAGTATTTCGTCTTTTATAACGGTTGTCCCTGCTGCCGACGCTTTCCGTAACACCGATTCGGACGCTGATTCGTCTAGGCCCGATATTGCGCTAGCCAATGCGTCGGGGTTGTCTACGGAGTACGATTTTCCTTTTGCCATTCTTCTTTAGCTCCGCAAGATTGACACCAAATACAGACGCGGCTACTTCCTCCGCGCTTCGTGGTTGTTGCGTGGGCTTCGGCTCGTTTACCCACGAAACAAACTCGCTAGGCGGGACAGGAGGAGTGTTTGGCGCGCGGTTTACGTTCGCTATAACGCTCGCAATAGTTCCGGCTCTGAGGTCTGCGATACGTTCGCCAAAAGGCTCAATCGAGAAGTAGGCGATCCATTCGCCAAATTCCGCACTTGATACCTCTGCCTGCGTCCTCCGTACCGACATACCAAGTTCTTTAGCCAGCCGGAACCACATCAAGCGTTCCGGACTGGCCCTTAGTTTTTTGCGGCGTCGTCCTCTGCTGCTGCGCCGATGTTGTTGATCCGCATGGCGATGCGAGAGACTTCCTCAAGTGCTGCGGCGCGTGATTGCCGCAACGCCTGCACGTCATCCTCCGTAAAGACCGGTTCGCCGCTTTCATCAACAACGGTTGCCGCGATCACGGCCGCCTCATAGTTGCTGTTGCTGTTGTCGCCGCTGATACCGCGATAGAGTTCATCGCGTGCGGTGCCGGAGAGTTCTTTGAATCGCAGCGCTGCTCCGTCGAGAGCTTTAATCGGTTCTTCGTGAATGACCGGAGCGAATGCCGCGAAGATTTGTTCTTTATTCATGTGTTACTGACAGGCTTCACAGCCTTCCTCAAAGTTGCAGACGGTAGGGGCGGGCGCGCGCTGCGCCTCGCGGATAAGACGGTTGATAACCGGTACGGCGTTCGCTTGAACTTCATCCATAGCGAGCCGCACCAGTTCATCGATTCGATCAGGCACCAACAGTTACGGTGATATCGCCCGTGATTTCCAGGTTGACCGTACCGGTTACGACCTGATCGACCTTTGCCGAGATAGGGAAGTCCTTCACAAATGCGCTAAATTCGAGCGTCGATCCGTCCGAGAGCGTCGCGCGGAACTGGATGGACGTACCGGCCTTCTTCGCAGCCAGCAAGGCCGAGTGAGAGGGCTCTTTCAGGTTGATGTTGATTGCGAGGGAAACTTGGCCCCAGTCTTGGAGGCCGAGACGCTTCTCTTTTGCCTTGCTGTCGAGGTCGGTTACGTCGATGACGTTCGCCGCGCCGTTAAAGCCGGAGAGGTCCGTGAGGTTTTCGACTTTCGCCCAGGTGGGCGCACCAGTCGTTGCGGTGTTGTATTCGAGCTTAGTACCTTGGGCGGTGATTGCCGTCGATACGGTGTTTTCTGCCATTAGACCTCAGCGTTGTATGTGATGGAGAAGTCCAGAGACGAACCGTAGAGGAGCGTGTCGGACTCGAAATTGCTGACTGGACCGCCGATGGGAACGGCCTTGATTTGCGGATTCACCAGCGCTTGCTTTACCTGCCGCATGATTTGCGACGCCTCTTTACGTGTCTTGGCCCATACGCTGATCTGAACGCGCGCGTTCTCGATACTGGGTAGCTCGTTGTCTAGGCCCGTGAAGTCCTGCCCGCCGACCGCTTGATACGTGATCCACGGGGCGGGGGTTCGTGCTGGAGCTACGTCGGGATAGACTTGACCGGATGCGAGGGAGGCGAGCGCTTTGTAGACGATCGACTCAACCATCGTTAGCGTTCTCAGTGCAAACGAGGTCCGTGTATTCGCGAGATGCCACGTTAGGCAGGACGGACGCGATATTGAAGATGACGCCTTGGGCTATGGCTCGGTCGCCGTTCGTCACATCGTTGCGATAGCGAATGCGGATGCTGGCGGAGCCGATGTCTACCGACGTGCCGCTTGTGATGCGTTCCTTCCCGTTCAGCTGGAGGACCGCGCCCCAAACGGACGCGTATTCCGTCCAGGCGTCAATCTCTTGTCCGGTATCCGGGTCGCGCCCGGAAGTGCGGCGCTGTAGGGATACCTTGCTGCGGAGCGTCCCAGCGCGGACGCCGGTTACGATGCGACGTGTTGGGCGGGTAGGGATGCTTCTCATGCCAGGGCCGGGTCGCGGTCGCGCATGAGGAGCGATTGGACTGCGGGGCCAATCGGGTCGTTTGCCCCTTCGCGATCCTCGTAGAGAGATGCGAGAACCAAAAGCACGGATGTCCGGATGTGTGCCGGGACGGTCGCTGCGGTGTATGTCGCTGCGGTCTCCGTCTTGAGGTATCCGACAACAATCGCACTGGCCGCCATGATGAGGTCGGCCAGCTCCGTGTCGCTATCGGTATCCGTGATCCGTAGTTGAGCCTTGGCTTGAGCGAGGGTGATTAGGTCACTCATCTACGGTTGTCTGCTCCTCCTCTTGCGTTGGCTCTGTTTCAGGTTCCTCCTGTTCGCGTGCTCCGTTCGGGGCGGGTGCCTCGTCCGGAAGCTTCCGCGCAGCCAGCGCTGAGAGGGCGTAGTTCTGTTGCTGCATGTACGGCGTGTCACCACCCGGCATAGGCGGGAGTCCTTGTCGTGCGCGGGCCTCATTCGGTGCCATGATCCCGGCTCCAACAGATTGCGCGTTCGCGGACAACATGGCCGCTTCGTCCATTCGCATGAGGCCCGACGTGTCGAACTTGAAACCGACCGTATCCGGAACTCCAAAGGCGTCGTCTAGAAGTAGCTCGATAGCCTCAAGGTAGGCTTGCAGACAATCCGAGTAGTACATTGCTTCGTAGATCGCCGAGCTATTCGCAGTACGCGAGCCAGTGTCCAGGCCGATCTTATGGCCGGGGACGTGAAAACAACGCGCGACATCCTGTGCGGTCCATTGAAGGTGTTCGACGGTTTGTGCGTCGGAACCAGTCATCGTCATGGGGTTGTACACAAGACCGTCACCAGCGACAAGCGTACCTCCCGCGCCCATGCCGCTGTACTCGTCCATCTGCTTCTTGAGCCGTTGCGCGGTCGGTTCCGAGATTGCGCCCGGAGCGGACAGTACGCCAGAAGGGCGAGCCGCGTTGGAGAAGAACGCAGCAGAGTTGTTCGTGATGCTGCTGGCGAGAACGGCCGAACCTGCACACGCGGCAATCGGCGTCATGCCTACGAGCGGATGCCACGACGTAATACCCCGATCATGGATTATGTCTCGCGCAGGAACAACGAAGGTCTCCAACGGAGTGACCATAAGCGGGGACATCGTGACCTGATAGAAGATCGAACCATCAGGCGCAACGAGAGGAACAACGTACTTGGGATTTAGCACGTCCATCGAGACGATGCCGCCCATGCTGTTCCGGTTGAGAAGAACGTAGGTATTGCCGTGCGTCAGCTTGCTCGCGAGCCATGCCTTAACGAACTGCTGTCGCGTTTGATAGTGGTTCGGTTTGCGTAGTACCGTCGTGAATCGGGGCGCGCTGGATTCGAGCCATACGCCGTCCGTCAACTTGACGTACTTGATACGCAACTTCGAAACGTCCGACGAGATGAGGTCTACACAAGCGAACACGGCGGAGCTTGCAAGCATCCCGTCGCGCGTGCTTAGAGCTTGGTTCTTTTGCCACGCGCCCGGATACGGCTCGCGGATGTACCCATTAGAACCCGGCGCACCGATTGCCGATGCACCTACAGTCGCGGCGGGACGCTTCTTGAACTTGAGCGCCTTTAGTACGTCCCAGCCGAGCACTTAGGGGGTGTCCTTCTGCGACGCCTTGGGGCGGCCCAGTTTAGGAGCTTCCTTTACCCAACCAAGCGCAATCAGAAAATCTGCCTCCGGCTTCGGGAGTGATCGCTTTTCGCCTTCTTTGATGGAAGGGTGCAACGGTGCATCCCGGAGGGCCTGCACCGTGACGAATTGGGCCATAGCCCTCCTAGTTGGTAAGCGTTGAGGGGTGCCCCGCAGACGGCGGGGCAAGATGGATTACGGCGTGACGGCCGAGCCGTAGGTTGCGCCCGCGATGACGTTTGCCGCGAGGTTGCGGCGCTTCTGCCAGTTGATGAACTGGCCGATGCGAACGGCGACCATGTTGTTCTGGAACATCGAGACCGGGGCCGTCGTGGCATTCTCCGGATCGCTGTCCATGATGATCGACGCTTCACGCGTAATGTCGATCTGCGGGCCAGCATCTTCCGAGAGGTACACCTCGTCCGGAATCAGGAACACGATTTGATCGCCGGGGCAGTTGTTCGACGTGATGACCGGGTAGTTTTCCAGCGTACCGCCGTCCTTGCTGATGTCCGGGAAGTACTTCGCACCCAGAGCGTTACGCATCGCACCGATTGCTTGCGCGCGGGCCGGCGACATGACGAGGAGTGCGCGCGACAGGTCAAGGTTAGCTGCGATTGCCGGAGCGGTAAGGGTCTGGATGTCCGCGATAAGGTGCAGTGCCTCGCTGCCGCTCGCCTTCACGCCGGTTACACCGTTGAGCATGCCGGCCGGCGACACGTTGGCCACTGCTGCGCCGTTACCGATGAACGTACGGTCCAGACCTTGTGCGGTTGCCTTGAGCAAGTCCGCCTGCACCAGCGCTTCTGCGGCCGGATTCGAAAAGCGGATGAGTTCGTCGGAGAACGCAGCAATCGCGTAGACCTTCGCCCACGTCAGGAAAATGGCGTTGAACTTTGCCGACGTAACCGGGACCGGCTTAGCTTCACCGACCCAGCCAACCGTCGTACCGCCATTCTGTCCTGCGATACGGACATTAAACGGAACCTTGCGGAGATTCAGCCGACCGAGGATCGTTTGCGGGTACAGGAGTTCGATGAAGTCGCCCGCGTAGGTTTCCGGATAAATCAGGTTGCCTGCCCATTCCGCTACCTGCGTCGAGCCTGCGGAGACCGCCGCCTTGACGATGCCGTTTACCACGGCGTCATCCTTGTAATGCTCCTCTGCAAGCATCTTTGCAACGGCAAGGTTGCCGTTCGCCTTCGCGAGAACCATTGCGGTACGCGTGAACGCCGAACCCTTCGGCGCGTTGGATTCAACCGACACCGCAGACTTTGCAGTGACCTTGATTTCATTCTCTTGCTTCGGGACGGCGACTGCACGCGCGGCGAGCGACTTCTCCGTTTCCTTGAGCGCGTCCAGTTGCTTCTGGTCGGTCTTGAGAGTTTCGTTGATACCGTCGATTTCTGCGAATTGTTCCGCGGTCAGCGCGACGCCTTCCGTTGCCGACTTCACGACCGTCGTATCGCGCTTCTCGACTGCCGCCGCCATCTTCTCTTGAAGTGCTTTGATTTGTTGTGCCAGAGTCATACGTAATCCTTAGTAAATTGGGTGAAAGAAGGGCTTGAGCGCGGCCCGTGGAGCGGTTTCGATTGCTTGGGTTGTTGCCGCGCCGGTCGGCGGGTCTGCTTGCTTGCCTTGGGCGTTACCCTCTGGCGTGGTCGGAGCGGTGTCCGGAATTTCTGAAAGACTCTTGAACGCAGTAATAAGCGCTTCGGGATTGCACGGAATGGCGGTGAGCGATAGCTCGGAGATATCCGCCTTCTTGTAGTGCATGCCCCCGTCGTCCTTGTATGCGTACTCGGTCGGGCGGAAGCGAATAGAGACGCCTTTGATAAGGCCGCTCTTGACGCTGTGCCATGCCTCGTCAGTGCGGCGCTTTACCTCACCTTCCTCGTCTACCTTCGGAATCTGCGCACGGAATGGGAGACCCTTCGCGGTCGGCGTGCCGAATTGGACGGTGCCTACCGGCTGGTCAATCTTGTGATTGAGGAGGAGTGGTGTTTCTTTCTGAAACGTGAGGCCCAGAGGCTCAACCACGTCATTTACTCTGTCTGCTGTCGGCGTTGAGGCGATCCCTTCAAATACACGGGATTCCTCATTTACTGACTTGATGACGACAGCGGAAAACAGCTTGTTGTCTATTCAGACCTCACAAAACGAAGAATTGATAGGTGCGCTCCGGTTCCACATCGCTTGCTGCGAGAACCGTTGCCCCGAATGCCATACCCATAGCGACGAGACCATCGATACGGCCGGTTGCCTTCTGCTTGTCCAACTTGCGGTTTCCGGACGGGTCTCGGTTGACGATGGCGTTAGCTGCGCACATCGTGAGAACCGGCGTTAGGCCGTGTGCAATGCGCCCGTTGACGAGTTCTACCTCCAGCGCATCGAGCGCCGGGGAGAAGTCCTTGAAGCCCTGACCGTGCGGGACCAGGGGTAGCTTTCCGCCGTCCTTCGCGGGTGTGTCAGCGTCGATGCCAATATCGGAGAACTCATTTTTGAGGAGGTCGATACGCCATCGGTCGTAAGCGATGGAATGTAGGTTCAAGCCCTCGCAGATATCCGCGATGTCACGGGCGACGTACTCGTAATCGACAGAGCGGCCGGGGGTTAAGCGGATGAACCCTTGTTCGGCCCAGAGGTCATACGGTGCACGGTCGCGCTTGGCTCGGTCGCGGATGCCCTCCGCTGGCATCCAGAAATACGGGTGCGCCTGCCATACACTCTCCATGCGTCCTATGAGGACGAGGGAGGTAAGGTCAGTGCGGGACGAGAGGTCCAGGCCGCCGAATACCTGCGTGTCGGGTTCGAACTCCAAAGGCTTCGCGCCGCAGGACTTCCACACATCGCGCGAGATAAACGGTGCGACCGTGGACACGCGCTGATTGAGAATCAGATTGCGGAACGTGTTTTCCACGGAGGGCATGCGGACAGCCTGCTTGGCTTGCTCCTCTACGTCCTTCTCGGACCGGAACACACCTAGCGCGGGATTAGCCGCCGCCCAGGCTGCACGGTCCATTAGCTCAGCGTCCTGCGGTGCTGCATAGAGACGACAGACGATGTGCGGGTCGTTGCTCTTGAGCGCGTCATCGATCCAGACGGAGAGCAAATCAGCGTCGTTCGCGGCTTGCGTGCTGATCGCGACTAGGAGCGGTTCCGCGTGTGCGCCTTGGGAGGTCGTTACCGCGTCGATAAAGTCGTCCTGCGGGCCGCGTATCTGTCCAATCTCGTCCAGGATCGCGAGGACCGGGGACAGGCCGTGTGTCGTCTTAGCCTCTGCGGACAGCGCCTTGTATTCGACGTTGAGCGGCAGGCCGACGAGCTTCTTAGCCGATGGGTTGATGCGAACGAGTGGAGCAATCTCGGGCGATAGCTGGACCATCTTGGCCGCGAGATTGAACACCAGGGCGGCTTGGTCGCGGGACATCGCCCCGGAGACAATCTGGCTGTTGAGCTTCGCCTCTGGCCCAATCAGGTGAGCGAGGAGGATGCATGCGATAACCGCGCTCTTGCCGTTCTTACGGGCAATGCTGAGGTAGGCGCGGCGCGTACCGTGCGGGTTATCGTAGATCGAGAGAATGAACTCTCGTTGGAACTCCTCGAAGCGGATCGGCTGGCCGACAAGAGCGCCCTCCGGGACGCGGAGGTAACGCTCGCAGAACGCAATTACGCGCTCGCCGCGAGTCTGGGGAATTGTCTGTTTGAGTGGGCCGGGGCTTACTGGATCGCGAATCCTCAATGCGTCAGACCGGGGATTAGCCCGTCATCCGCTTGGGATGCGTTGTGGACGGCTCCGCGTGCTGCTTGCTCTGCGCCTAGCTTCTTGCTGGCGTCTTGGCTGCGGCCTACGGTCGCCTCTGCGTGGACGTGGAGAGTGCGCGATAGAGCGACTGCGCGGCGGGTAAGCGTCTCCAGCAGGTTGTGCTTCGGGTTCACTACTGGCGTGCCGCGTGCGTTCTCCAGAATGTCCCCCTCGTTCTCAAGTTCGAGACTGAGGCGGGAGATATCGGCCTGGGTGCGGGCCAGATTTGCAGCGAGGGCTAAATCCGCGTTATTCCACGTCGTAGCCGCTCGGGCCTGTACGATTGCATCCCAGTAGGGCCAATCGGTGTCACGCAATTTGATGTGGTCCGGCGGCTTCATTGGACCGGATGCAGCGGCCTGGGTAGCAGCTACGGCGGTCGTAGTGCTGTCGGAGCGGGTGCGTATCGGAAGTCTCCTTATATTGGGCTACGCGTGTACGCGTGCGCGCACAACGGAGAAATCCAGACCGCACCCGGATATCTGGCGCGTTGCTCGCATCTCTGCTGAGAGTGCGGTCTGGATTAGATGGGCGGAAGGGGAGGATTCGAACTCTCACAGCGTCCAGCGACTAATCCCTAGACGACCAAGGGCCACGGGCTACCAATTACCCGCATACCTTCCGATTACTTGAGCTTTGATCGCAATGGACCTACTTCGTAGAGCGAATCCGCGTTATCGGCGGAAATTTTTGCAGTTAGCGATATTTCGCGACTGACCAGCCGGTGTCGCCTTATCGGGGAATCGCATTTTTCCTACCCCCCCCCGCCACGTCAATCACATTATCGGCGGCGTGTCAATGAAAAATCGTTGTATTTGTGCAAATAATCAATATTTCTGCGAAATCTGCGTATCTGCTGCTGCATGGCTCACTGTAGCAATCACTGGGATAACCACAGTAACCGCATTGGGATATCTACGAACACCCATAGATAATTGAAAGGAGTAGTAGGCCGAGAAGTAGATCGATTGGCATCTAGCTATTCCAATGATGAGAGCTATCCATGGGTAGACCATCTACAGAGCTACCAGACTTAAGAACATATCCTCTATCGGTAGCTGTTTTCTTCTTATGGCAGTCTATGCAGAGCAATTGCATATTCTCATCATCATTGGTTCCACCATCTTCTAAAGAGATGATGTGATCTACCTCACCAATGCGTACAGCTATTCTGCATTTCTGGCAAATATATTTATCTCTAAGCCTAATGCGCTGGCGTTGCTTAACACCTGCTTCTCCTCTTGGGCGAGAATATTTATTAATCTTCTTGATAGCTCAATCTCCTCGCTCGCTTCGCTCGCTCGGATAGAACTACCGTGCGTATTCTATGGATTAACAGGGTTCGCCTTGCACGTACCTGGGGCATCATCCGGCATGCCTGCCGATCGGGTGAGGGTCGTCCTCTCCTAAGCTGTGGGGTATTTTATATCGTGAAATGCGAGGGGCGGGACCCTTGCTGCGCCTGTGTTTCAGGGAAGCTACGCGAGAGCCTTTCCGGATGCTTCCGACTTAATCACGCAGAGGCTAACAAGCGCCCAAAGCCAGTTGATAGTGCCAATGACGAGGAAGAACTTCGAATAGAAGCCGGTTGTTGCGTCCAGGAGGAACGCAATCATAAAGATAATGAGTTTGGCTGCGCCTTGCCCATTATATCCGGCGTAAAAGTCGTGGAATCCCATTGAGCCAAAGAGGAGGCCAAGAATAATATACGTGCCTCTGGATTTGGCTACAGAAACGACTTGAGGCGCATTATTCGCGACTTCACTATTACTGTCTGTCGCTGCGATTGGATAGCCGCAAGAAGGACAGGCCCGGGCCTGATCCGACACGGATGTCTTGCACTCCGGGCAATTGATTAGCGCCATGATTTTTCCCGTAGAAATATCCACGGACGTTACATGGCGCTTACTGGGTTGTCAAATCTGGCGGCTGTACCAGACTGGGACGCCTGCAAGCTCGACGCCGGAGCCTTCTTCCAAGGAGGTATCGAAGGACGGATAGCGCGGGTTGTCCGGCATCACTCGAATCACATTGTTTGGAAGCACCTGCACACGGCGAACCACCATCACTTCATTGATGTACAACGCATAGAGGCCGTCCTTTACGGGGCCTTGAGGGTTGAGGTTCACAAGGATGTTATCAGCTCGATTGAACGTTCCTTCCATTACATCATCGTCCACGCGGAGCACGATGAGTTCGTCTGTGTGCACCTTGAGATACTTTTCAACCCAGTACCGGCGGAACGCCATCGTTACCTGTTCATCTGTATCGGTGCGCGGATAGCGTGGGATGTATACGAACTCGTCAGCAGCGTCTAAAGGACTCGTAGAACGCTCAGTAATGATAGTCGGGTAGAGCAAGTCCTCACCAAGTAGCCAACCAATTGCCTTACCAGTCTCGTCACGGAACCTACGCAGCGTCTCCAGGCCCGGAACCTTCTGGGCGCTCACCATGTTGTAGAGCGTTTGGCGAGGGAAGCCGTGTTCTTTACCCCAGCCGTAGAGGTCGTCCGTGCCGATAGCCTCCCGAAGTCGCGCAAAGAACACTTCGAACTCCGCGACGGAATCTACTGAGTTTGGTGTGTTTTCCTTAACTTGGTTGAGGTCTGCCGGTTGATTTTGCATGCTCAGGCCCTTGTAAGTTGCTGATTCTACTGAAATATAGTCAAAATCTACCGACAAATCAACATCAATGCAAAATTACAAGTAGATGATGTGTACAGAAGTCGGTAAAGTTCGTTCCGTGGTCAGCGATGACCTACCGAAAGTGGATAGATTCTAACAGATTCAGTTGGAAGTGTACATTTTTAGGTAGATTTGTAAGTGTTCATTTAAAGATGAATGCGGCGACACGGTTACGGCCTACCAGCCCGGCGCGTAAGTCCTCCAAGGAGGCGAGAACGGGATAAAGAGTCGGAGTCGCGGAGGGAATCCAAGGCATAGCAGTACGCCACGGAACAATGCGACGCCGGGGTACAGACAACACACCCGGCACGAACTTCGGTTCGTAGAGCGGGTTCCGGCGAGCCTGTTCCATCAACCGAACAAAAAGAGAGCGTATGACCGAACACATTCCGAAGTATGTAGGCCGGGATAACCACACGTCGGCGGAGACCAGCCGCGAGCCTTACGAGGAGAACCGCACGGAGGGCCGGACGCACCACGCGAGCCGGATGAGCAGCATCGAAGAACTGCGTAAAGCAGGGGCAGCATGGAGGAACAAACTCCTCAACTGATCCGCACCAAAGAAAGAGCCCGTGGACGAACCTCCACGGGCCAACGCTTAACGCGCTGAGTATCGGATTTCCGCCTGTATTGTTGCCGTTTTCAGGCGCAACGATACGTCAACTTTGGGTTGATCTAACGGAAACGCGATTTGTAACGCCAACAGTGCTAGATGGGGGGGCTACCGAAATTAGCACTGCGGTGGTAACTGCCACTACGACGTTGCTCAGTTTGGATTTGCTCCTGGCAAATCTCCTCTAAGACGTACCGAAACACCCTGTGCCTACGCCAACGGGCTCCGGCCGGAAGCTGGATAAGCAGCCCACGGCGATTGTATCGTGATCAATGGCGAGGGCATTGAATTCATCCATTCAATAACGTAGGACTACATATGACTCAAATCCGCAAGCCGCTGGACCTGAACCGCACGCACACCGTCGGCCGCTTCCTCAACGAGAACCCGGAAGCTAAGAAAGTCGTCGTCGGCAATCGTCGCAACGCACTGCGCGCCTTCTTCCACGTCGGCCCGGATAACCGGATGCCGTTCAACGGAGGTGTTCGTCGCGGTTCGACGCTGGGTCGCGGTACGGGCTTTGACATTTCGTGCAAGGCGCGTGCTGCATGAACCAACGCGCCGTACTTAAGGAAGCACACGTAGCAGGTGCTGCGGTCTCGTACCACGAAGCATCGGAAACGATCCAGATTGACGGGCATCGTTGGGACCGCTGGGCTGCGCTGAGAAACGGCCGCGAACCTCAACCGTTTATCTCGTATCGTACTCGGTCACTGCGCGGCAACGTCGCGGGGCGCATTCAGGCGGGTTACACCGTAGTTCACGCGGGGCATTGATGCAGGACGAGGCTGACGCAATCCGGGTGTTTGCTCGTGAGTGGAACGGGCGCGAGCTTGCTAAGGCGCGGCTTTAAGTATTGCTGAATAGGTTAGGACTACATTTAGAAGGGATGTTGGCATGAACAAGAAATTCAAGGTTGGTCAGAAAGTGAAGTGCATCAACAACGGAAACATTTCGGCGCACGCGTCTGACCTGGTTGTTGGTCACGTCTACACCGTCGAGGGCTTGAGGATCGATGGTGATGTTTACCTCAAGGAAGTAAAGCATCCGGTCACGGGTTGGTGGCTTGCGAGCCGATTCGAAGTCGCGGAGGTGCATCCGTTCACGGCTGGCGATCTCGTTACGCCGAACGACCGCGAACGCGACAAGGCTTTCACTCAAGGGAAGCCGTACAAGGTGAGGCGATACACGCCACGGGAATTTGGTCACTGCGCAGTGATCCACTTCGAGTCCGACGACGGCGGCAACACGGGGCGATTCCGTCCGGCGGATTTCTACGTTCCCTACGTGGCGCGGCCGCAGCCCGAACCCGTGACCGAATTCCGCATCCGCAAGCACGGGACCGCACTCCGTGAAGTCCGGGGCATTCCGTTCGCAACGCAGGAGGAAGCGGAGCAAGCAGTCTCGCGCTACACGCCGGGTAGCGTCTACGAGATTGTTGAGGTCAAGGTGGTTCGCACCGTGAAGGTCGAACAGGAAGTGCGCGTGATCGACTACAAGGAGGTGGCATGATGTTCAAGAGTGGCGACAAGGTACGCAGTTTGACGGATCGCGGTTGGGGAGCGGGTTACGGCAGTGGCCCCAACGTCGGTGAGGTCTACACGATTGCGGAAGCTGGCGGCCGATACGTCAAACTTCGGGAATTCGTGCACTCGGCCCCCGGTCATTGGCGGTATGCGAGCGGTTATGAGCTTGTCCAAGCACCTACGGAGTTTGACCTCCTGTCCGCAATGACCGGAAAGCCGCTCAAGTTTCGCTCTGGCTGCGACGTGAAGTTCATTGCGTATTCGCCGGAAGCAAAGCCGCATTGCCAACTGGTTCTGTTGAACCCGTCCACAGGCAACATTGTGACGCGGTATGCGAACGGCAAGGCGAGTGACGAGCCGCATAACGATCCGGGCGATATCCTCGTAGCGGAGGCCGCGTGAAATTTCAGACTCTGGGCGATGGAAGCACGCTTGTTGTTGAGCGCGCCGACCTGATCGCAGTCGCACGGGACGGAGATGGATGTAGCGGGTGCGTATTCGACGAGGGCGAGTTCCAAGAGGACTGTTTCGAACATGCTTGCTTCGCAGAAAACTTTCCCGAGGGACACTTGCTGCGAGATACGCCGCATCGAATCATCTGGGTCCGCAAGGATTGAAACTCGCTTTCTACGTCGTGTGTGTCGCGGCGTTCATCGGCGGAGCGATTACCGGATGTGCGTATGACCTGAGCCGTAATTGGTCGGCGTGCATCGTGACGACGCCGCACAAATCAACCTGTCACTAACCTCTAACTACTAAGGACTACATGGCAAAGACCATCGCTGAACGAATCGCGGATTACCGCGCGAAAGCCGCTGACTACACGGCAAAAGCCGACGCACTCGAAGCACAAGAAAAGGCCGCCGATGCGCTGGACGCGCTCAAGCAGGGCGACACGATCCGCTTCAACTACGGTCGCGGCGAGACGCGTGGCGAGTTCGCCGGCGAAGTGCGCGCAGTGTTCGACACGGACAAGGGCAAGGGCATCAAGGTAATCAAGGGCAGCGGCGCAGACGAGGAAATCGTAACAATCCGCCCGGGCGACATCGTTGCTATCGGTGAGGAAGTACGGGAGGCTGTCGCGTCTGAAGCAGAGGCGAAGCAGGGTAACGGCGAACTCGCGCCGGTCGATCCACTGGCAGGCATCGAATGAACGTCCGGGTGCACAAGCGCGACTTCACGTCGGAGGACTTCGCGGACGTGGATAGGGTTGCGGAAAGCTGGGGCGGAGATGAACTGGTCCTTTGCGACAGCAACCAAGACGAGCTGGCCCGCATTGAAACCTGTGAAATCGCATCCGTAGAAATTCGAGTCTAAGGAGACCACATGCACAAACTCACGGCTGCCCTCCTGGCAGGCTTCGCAGCAGTCAAAGGACTTAGCGTCCGAATCGCGGCGCGTGTTCACGCGTTCCTGATCGCAATGCACGTCGCGAATCTCCGCAAGTTGATCGAGCGAGCGGATAAGCGCGTACGCCAATACGATGACCTCACCCGCTACCACAAGGCGGCAGGAATCGAGGCGGAATCGCGAGCAGACGAAGCGGCACGGGCAGCGGACGCTGTGAAGCGTACTGCACTCATTGAGGCAATTTCGCACGGAGCGACGCTTTGAAGCTGTTGCCGTGCATTTTCCTCATTTTCCTCGCGTTGAAGCTGGCGGGGATTGGTGTTGTCGCTACGTGGTCCTGGTGGCTCGTCACGATGCCCCTCTGGATCGGTATCGCCGTTGCAGCCGGACTGTTCGTGTTCGCTGCGGTGTTGGGCGGCTCTCTGTCGGCACTGGCCGCATTCCTTCCGCGTAAGCGGCGGCGTTAAGTAGGAGGTGCGTGCTGGAATCAAAAGAATGGTTGCAGCACGCCCAAGCCCTCCCAGATGGCGGCAGTAGAAAGATTCCGCACGATTGCGGCCCCGGCGATTGCCTGCACATCAACCATAAGCGGGACGGCTGGGCGGCCTACTGTCATAGGTGTGCATACAAAGGCTGGGTTCCACGTCCTGCCGAAAGCCTCACGGAAAGACTTGCCCGTCTGCGTCGAATGAAAGCCGCAGAGGAGGCCGTGGCCGCTAGTCCGGCCTTGCCCCTTCCCGCAGAAAAGAACCCGTCAGCGTGGCCGCTGGAGGCCCGCGTGTGGCTCTACAAGGCAGGCATCTCGAATCAGGAAATAGAGGCGCTGGGGTTCTTCTGGAATCCGCGCATGCAGCGCGTCGTATTACCGGTACGGGACGATCTGGGCGTGGTCGTGTACTGGCAGGCCCGGACGCTTGATAAGGCGAATCCCCGGAAGTATCTCAATCCTCACGTCGATAAGCGACGACTCGTTGCGCGGTATGGCGACGGGCCGCTGATTGTGCTGACTGAGGATTTGCTATCTGCGTACAAGGTCGCGACTCGCGGCGGCGTCTCGGGATGGTGCCTGCTGGGGACAAAGATTAGCGACTGGATCGCGGCGGAGTTGATTCGTTCGGAAAAGCCGGTCGCGGTATGGCTCGATCCGGATACGGCCGGACAGACGAACGCAGCAAAGATCATCAAGCAGCTACGGGCATACGGCATAGCCGCGCGCAACGTAGTTTCGAGTAAAGACCCCAAGCTGTTACAGCGGGAGGAAATTAAATGGAGTCTGGAGAAGTAGCCGCGCGCCTTGCCTTGGCGGAATTGGCGGCGGAGTTTGATGAGGCATACCGGGCGTTCGTTGGTGCGTTCGACACGCCGCAAATGCGCTACATCGTTTCGGGAGAGTACGCAGACGATGCGCGTAAGCGGTTAAAGGCGTTCGCGGAACACATCGCGACTCTTGCAGGATAACGGACTAATTGAGCATCGAGGTAACACTACTCCAGCTTCTCAAGTACCGCGAGCGTTACGAGAGACTGGCGAAAGCCGTACCCACAGCAGCACTAGAAGCAAAGTCCGTCGTCATCCTGGGCGACTACGGGAAGTTCTTCGAGGAGTTTCCGGAGCAGCAGCGTATCGAGCTTGAGCCGTTCATGCTGTGGTTTGGGACGTTCGCACACCCGACACTTACAGCGGAGCAACTTGGGCTTTACCGCGCGCTGCTGGGGCGAGTCCTCAACGAGGATTGCGACCCGTCGCTGGAAGCCGGAATCATGGAACGCCTAGTAGCGGCAGAGACCGCGAACCGCGTTACGTCGCTGATTGAGAAGTACAACAACGGCGATGAGATCGACCTCTACGTATCCCTCCGGGACGAGATTGAGCGGTTCGAGCAGAACACGAATCGCAAGGTGCGCGTTCCGTGGATCAACGAGGACATTGATTCGATCCTGCTGGACGATAAGGACGATCGGGGATTGCACTGGCGGCTGGACTGCCTGAACACGGTAATGCGTCCGCTTCGCGGCGGTGACTTCATCGTGTTCGCGGGGCGTCCAGACAAGGGCAAGACGACGGGTATTTCGTCCGAGATTACGTATATGGCGAACCAGTTTGATGCCTACTACGGACCTGATAACGGTCGTTACGTCCTCTGGATGAACAACGAAGGCCCGGGGCGGCGTATCGTCCAACGTACCTACCAGAGTGCACTTAACGCAACGATGGCGGAGCTAATCCGCATGTCGAATAACGGGACGCTCAAGGACAAGTACGCAGACGCTGTTGGCGGTGTCGATCGTATCCGCATCATGGACGTACACGACTTCTGGAACTACGAAGTCGAGGACATCATGCGCCGCTGCCCGCCGGGACTCGTCGTAATGGACATGGTGGATAACATCAAGTTCGGCGGGCAGGCGTTGAACGGCGGGCAGCGCACTGACCAATTGCTAGAGGCTCAGTATCAGTGGGCGCGCCTTATGGCAGTGAAGTACGACACGCCGATTATCGCCACGTCGCAAATCTCGGCGGATGGTGACGGCATGCAATTCCCGACGCTCCCCATGCTCAAGGACAGCAAGACAGGGAAGCAGGGAGCAGCGGACGCAATCATCACCTTGGGCGCGTCGAACGATCCTTTCTACGCTTCGTCACGCTGGATCGGCATGACGAAAAACAAACTGCGCCGTCAAGGTGCGCCCCAATCACCCCAAGCAGAAGTCATGTTCGACGGCGAACGTGGCCGACTGCTTATGCCTGTGGAGACTGCATGAGGGAAGTCAAGATTTGCGCAACGATCCAGTACGACGACAAGCACATTCAGACGGGAACCGACGATTTTATCCGTGAAGGTCTGGACGAAATTGCGGACGGTCTCATGGGCGAAGTGATCGACCTGGAGATTAAGTGAGGTACGGCGTCATCCGCACGCAAATCAAGGAAGGCGCGGACGTTCGCACGCAACCACTGCACATCCTTTCTCGCGGAACGTTGGTTCGGGTTCTCCGGCCTGTCGCCTGTCCAGTGGGTATCGAGGTCGAGACCATGTACCCGGTGTTCGGTAGCTGGTACGAGAAATACCGCCTCTGGACGCAAATCGTTGACCGGGACGATTTCTACGAGCTTCCCCAATGGCTGGGCCCGTTGCTGGAATGGTCCGCGCCGAAATTCCAGCGCGCTCGCGAGTGGCTCGGCTGGGCGTAGCTGAACTAATCGGCTGTATCTGCCTAGTGATTCAAGTGCCTTGGATGGTGGGCGGCACTGGGTTCCTTGTCTGGGAAATGATTCAACAACTTACGGAGAAGAATGACACGACCACTCTATGACGCCGTGTACGTCGTCGTGAACGAACGCGGTGAGCCTGCATATGTGGGCGACAAAGGTGCGCCAATCTACTCGCGGAAGTATGACGCTGTGCGGAAATGCCCGCGCGGCGGGAAGGTGTTGCGGTTCAAGTTGGAAAACCCTGAAGTCGTACACGAAGGTTCGCAGCGTTGAGCGGGATTCCGCAGGGGTTCAAGCCGAATCTGGCTGCGACCCTGACGAAACCGGAGCTCATCAAGTTCCCGGTATGGGCCTCGCCCAAGATTGACGGTATCCGCTCGCCCCAATTTGGCGGTGTGGCGTATAGCCGGAGCCTCAAGCCGATCCCCAATCCAGGTGTCCAAGAATTCGCGCGAGCGTTCGCCTCATGGCTGGAAGGGATGGACGGCGAACTCACGGTAGGTAGCCCGACAGACGCTAACTGCATGCAGAACAGCATGGCGGTTATGAGCAAGAAGGGTGAACCCGACTTCACTTTTCATGTGTTCGACGTGTACGACCCGTTGGCGGAGTTCTGGCGGCGGAGCGACATCGTAGCGGATCGGATTGCGCGGTTCTACGATCACTACCCAGAGGTGGACATTCGCGCTGTTCCCCAAGTCCTCTGTACGTCAATGGTCGAGCTTGAGGTCAATGAGGCTCGCTGGCTTGCGGAGGGCTACGAAGGCATGATGATCCGCAGCCATGACGGCAAGTACAAGTTCGGACGTAGCACGGAGCGGGAGGGCGGCCTAGTCAAGGTGAAGCGGTTCACGGATGCAGAAGCAATCGTGATCGGCTTCGAGGAGGAAATGCACAACGCGAATGAAGCGAAGCGCGATGCCCTGGGCCGAACGGAGCGCAGCACGTCTAAGGCTGGTCTGCACGGTAAGGGAACGCTTGGTGCGCTCGTCGTGAAGAACGAAAAGGGCATCGTATTCAACATCGGTACGGGCTTCACGGCTGCACAACGCGCGGACTACTGGGCCAATCATCCCAGTCTGTTCGGGAAGATCGTCAAGTTCAAGCACTTCGACCATGGAACGGGATGACGCGGCGCGTCATCCCGTTTTCATTGGCTTCCGCCATCCGGAGGATATGTGATTAAAGCAGTAAAGGTAACAGTCCCTGAAGTTGTTAGCGGGCAGAGTGTAGAGGTGTCTATCGTAGTCCTCGACGGTACTACCGGTGAGGTTGTCTCCTACGGGAAGGATGCAATCAGCGGCAAGTCGTCAACTCCATTCACTTTCAACGTTGAAATGGGCGCGGCTTGACACCTGCAATCCTCACAGCGAGCGGGCGCTACTTCGACTTTCTGTCACCTAATCCGGAAAGCATCGTAATCGAGGACATCGCTACCGCGCTGTCGCGCATCTGCCGATTTACGGGGCATACGAAGCAGTTCTACAGCGTTGCACAGCATAGCGTCCTAGTGTCGTTCCTTGTGCCTCCGGAGTACGCCTTGCAAGGGCTATTGCATGACGCGTCGGAGGCGTATCTAGGCGATGTGTCCAGCCCGCTTAAGCAACTTCTCCCGGACTACAAGGCGATTGAACATCGCGTAGAGCGCGCGATTCTGGAGCGCTTCGGATTGCCGTTCCCGCTGCATCCGTCGATCAAGGAGGCAGACCTTACGGCACTTGTCACGGAGCGTCGATGGATGATGCCTGACCCAGCCGAACACTACCGCGTCACGGACGCTATTGCGTGGGAATGGACGAGTGGTGTTCCGATTGCTCCGGAGAGCTTCGACACCTCGTTGGCGTTTTCGCCTGCCGTCGCACAGGCCGCGTTCATGGATCGGTACAACACGTTGACCAAGGAGGGCTGACATAACGTATTGCGTCTGGGACGTGGAGACCACGATTAAAGCCTACATGAAGCGTAAGGCGTCTCCATTCCTCCCTGAAAATTTCGTTGTGGTCTCCGGCTGGAAGCGCAAGGGCGGGGAGGTCATGGCGGATTACTTCGGACGCGGCCCGCGCCCGTTCGATTGGTTCACGAAACTCCTCAAAGACACGACGCTGCTTGTCGGTGTGAACATCAAGTTCGACTTGCTGCATGCACTGCGTGAGCCGCAAAACCTTGATGCTTGGATGGAGTTCGTGGCACGCGGCGGCAACGTCTGGGACTGCCAGCTTGCAGAATATCTGCTGCGCGGTATGGAACCGACATCGCACATGCTGTCTATGGACGAAATGGTCGTGTCCTACGGCGGCAACGTGAAGATTGATGAGGTCAAGGCGCTGTGGGAGGCTGGAGTAGATACGCCGGACATCGACAAGGATTTGATCCTTCGATACCTCTGCGGCGATGAGTCGGGCCTTGGCGACATCGGCAACACGGAAAAGATTTTCCTGGGCCAGCTTGTGAAGGCCCGCAAGTCCGGACAGGTTAAGTCGATTCTCCTCAATATGGGGAGCCTGTTGTGTACCGTCGAGATGGAACGCAACGGGATGTACGTAGACAAGGCGCTTGGTCTGCGTCTCGCTGCGGAGCTTGAGGAGCGATTGACAGCGATTACGGCGGAGCTTCGTGCGTACCTGCCGGATGACTGTCCGTTCGAGTTCAACTGGTCGAACCGCTATCACCTGTCACCGCTGATCTTCGGCGGCACGGTGAAGTACCAGAAGCGGACGGAAACGCTAGACGATGCAGGAAACCTCCAGTACTTCCAGAAGGACGTGGAGTACCTGTATCTCAAGCACAAGTCGCGCGTTGTAGACGGGAAGGCCGAGCCGGAAATGATGCCCGTTTCCGAGTGGCACAAGCTGGACCATCCTCCCGAACCAATCCGCTTTCTAAGCGGTAAGAACGCCGGGGAAATCAAGACCAAGAAAGTCAAGGTTCCAGACCTAGAGCGCGGGCCTAAGACGGCTATACGGGACTTCTACTACAAGTTCCAGGGATACACGACACCGGACGAGATTTGGGCCAGCAGCACGCCGGGGCTGTACAGCGTGTCGAGCGACGTTATCGAAGCACTGGGGAACCGGGATATTCCTTTCCTCAAGACGCTGGCGAACGTTGCGAAGCTGGGTAAAGACCTCGGCACGTACTACGTAACCACCGACGAAAAGACGGGCGAGCAAAAGGGCATGCTTACCCTTGTCGGCGGTGACAGCATCATTCACCACGGCATCAATCACACGTCCACGGTTACGGCTCGCTTCTCGTCGTCTAACCCGAACCTCCAGAACGTCCCGAAGGAGGGAAAGTCCGAAGTTAAAACGGTGTTCATCTCGCGCTTTGGTGCGGACGGGCAAATCGTTCAATCGGACTTCACCTCGCTTGAGGTGTACGTGCAAGCGATCCTCACGGGCTGCAAACAGCTTATCGAGGACTTGCGTGCGGGCCTGGACATGCACTGCGTTCGTGTCTCGCAGAAGGAAGGCATCAGCTACGAGGATGCGCTCCTGAAGTGCAAGGGCGACAGGTCGCGCGGGATTGATCCATTACCGGGCTGGCCTGAGAAGCGGCAGGGTGCGAAGGAATTTAGTTTCCAACGTGCTTACGGTGCTGGTGCTGCCGGGATCGCAGCATCTACCGGGATGTTGCTGGAGGATGTACAGGCACTGATGCATGCAGAGGACGAGCGCTATCCGGAACTCTCAGCGTACAACGCGGAGAAGATGGAGCGCATCAAGAAATCACGGCGACCTACCAACAACATTCAGCCTCATCCGGAAGTCAAAGGGCTGATGTGCCAGCTTGGCAAGGGCTACAGCGTCACACCGGACAACAAGTTGTACAGCTATCGGGAAACCCCCGCGCCGAAATGGCTCATTCAGCGGGGCGGCATGCCGCAATCATTCAGCCCGACCGAAGGTGCCAACTATGAGGTTCAAGGCACGGGCGGCGAATGGGCCAAGGCTGCGATGTGGCTTGCGATTCGCGCGTTTTACGCCCGGAAGAACTTCGGCGGTCTCGCGCTTCTGGTCAACCAGGTTCATGACGCGCTGTACAAGGACGCGCATAAGTCCGTCCTGTTCGAATCCAGTGCGCTACTCCATGCGTGCATGCTCGCCGCGTCGGACTTCATGGAGTGGTACTTCGGCTGGAAAATCCCGGTCCCTGTTCCGAGCGTCACGGTGCACGGCGACAACATGATGGAAGAAAACGCCTTTACGGGCGACTTCGAAGAACGCGCGGAGCAATTCCGCGTTGAACTTCGTCAGCAGTACATGGGCGGCTATACGCCGTCTTTCACTCACTAACAATAAGGAACTCTATACACTTGGCATACGACCTCAAAGCGAAAATTGCAGAAGCAAAGAAAACCGGCCCGAACATGAACGAGGCGCAGGCAGGCGGCGAATACACGCCACCGGCTGCGGGTATCGCGCGCGCTCGGTTCGTCGGCTATTTCGAGCTTGGCACGCATGAGGAAGAATTCGAGGGCAAGAAGCGCGACCGCGAAAAGGTCGATCTTGTCTTTGAACTGAGCGGCCCGAATCATGAACCGATCAAGGCCGCAGACGGGACGCTGATCCCGATTCGTATCACGGCGCAAGAAACCCTGAGCTTTAGCGAGAAGGCGCATTTCTTCAAACTGTTTGCGGCGATGAATGCTGCGCACGGCGGTACGGCTACGCACATGGCGGAACTGCTGGGTAAGCCGTTCATCGTGGAAGTGTTCCACCGCAAGAGCAAGGACGGCAAGAAAACGTACGCGAATCTGCGCGGCCCGAACGGCTACAACGTTAAGGGTACGACGGTTCAAGACCCGTTGACCGGTAAGCCGGTGCTAGTCGAGGTCGCCGCAGCAATCACGGACGTTAAGGCGTTCATCTGGGACGTTGCGGACATGGAGATGTGGAACTCGATCTACATTGCCGGCGAGTATCCGGAGCGCAAGGACGAAAAGACGGGTGAGGTGATTTCGAAGGCTCGTTCGAAGAACGTGATTCAAGAAAAGATCATGTCCGCGAAGAACTGGAAAGCAAGTCCGCTTGCTTCCGTGGTTGCCGCTGGCGGCCAAGAGCCGGACCTCCCGGACGCAGAGACGCCGGAACGCGATACGCCGGAGAACGAAGCAGCAGCCGACCCGCTGGCCGCCATCGGTTGATCGATCGTCGCGACTCACTCCGGCGAACCGGGCGGACGACTCGTATGTTACTGCGGGCTGTTGAGCAGGTTCGGCAAGGAAAGCGCGTAATCGTTGTGGCGGCTAGCTCCCGCCACTTCACGTATATGCGCGGCATTCTGGAACGCCACGGAGTAAAGCTAGCTCGTAACTTTCCGATCCGCTTCGTTAGCTGCGGGTCTACGGACTATCTGCGCGGATTATCGCCAGATCGGGACGCGGTACTTGTCGACCATTTCGTATGGGAGTCAGCGGGCCGCCACAACGATCACGCGCTTGCTGCGCTATACGAGACCACGCGCTATCGCCCTGGGCTAGTGCATGAATGAGGCTCTACGCGCAAAGATAGCGCGTGCGGCGGAGGAGTGTCCCCAGTTTGGCGCGGGGACATTCCCGCCTGTCGAGCCGGGGCGCGTCCTCCACCTGGACGGCGACTATCTAGCCTACTACGCGGCGGGAAACGACGATACGCAGCCCGGAGCGGCGCGACGAAATGCGTTCGAGCGGATCGAGTCAACGCGGCTCCGCACGGGATCGGAATCTGTGGTTGTTCATCTGTCCGCGAGCGGATGCACGAAAGCACACCGGTTCCTCATCGCGACTGTGAAGCCGTACCAAGGGCAACGCCACAAGCGCAAGCCGCGCAACTGGCAATTCATCCGGGAAGTCCTTGAGCACTACGAGGGGCCGAACTTCCGCCCGAAAGTCTGGGTAACGCGGGAGGCCGATGATGGCATGGCGCATTGCTCGCACCTGTCCGACATCGCTATTTCGACGCGAGACAAGGACATGCGGATGCTTCCGGGCCTGCACATCAACTGGATGTCCTGGGAGCTAACGACGGTCCCGCGCGGCGCGTTCGACGTGATCGGCACGGACGGATTGCAGTACGGAGCGAAGTGGTTCTATCTGCAACTACTCCAAGGCGACACGGCCGACAACATCCCCGGACTGCCCGTGCTGTTCGGTCAGCAATGCGGCGAAGCGCGCGCCGTGAAGTACCTCGCCGGAGTCACGAATGCGGAGGATGCATACGACCGTGTACAGACCGCATACGCCGACCATTACGGCGCGACATGGTCTGATGCCCTAATCGAGCAAGCGGCCCTCCTATGGCTGCGTACAGACGCCCAAGCAAGTATTGCAAACGTCGCGGAAGCCTTTCCCGACTGCCCCCACGTCAAGCGCGCTCTAGAGCGTCTGGAATCGCGCGTAACACAGGAGTTGAATGACCTTCAAAAAATTGTCCAAGGGTGACTTGGCAGACTACCGCGAGAAGTTGCGGAAAGAACAGGGCAACCGATGCCCGATCACGGGTTGGCATCTTACCGACGACATCGTAGCCGACCACTGCCACAAATCCGGGATGATGCGGGCGGCGCTTCCCCGCTGGGTTAATGCAGTGCTGGGCCGCGTCGAGAACTGGGCGGGCCGCGTGGGTGGCGGTGTTCCGGTTCCGACGTTCCTCCGCAAGTGCGCCGACTACATCGAGCATTACCAGCTTTTCCCGTCGTTCGTGTTCCATCCGCTGCACAAGACGCCGGAGGAGAAGAAGGAGGCGGCCAAGAAGAAAGCAGCGAAGCGCCGCGCGGCGAAGAAGGCGGAGGCTGGCAAGTGAGAAAGAAGCCCCGCATCCTGTCCTTGGACATTGAAACCTCCCCAATCCTGGCTCACGTGTGGTCGCTCTGGAAACAGAACGTCGGGCTGAGCCAGATTCATAGCGAATGGTGCATCTTGTCATTCTGCGCGAAGTGGCTGGACGATCCCCGTGTGATCTATCACGACACCAGCGGGCAGAGGAACAAGGAGGACGATCGCCGCATCGTTCGCAAGCTGTGGAAACTGCTAGACCAAGCCGATATCGTCGTCGCACAGAACGGCGTCAAGTTCGACGTACGCAAGATCAACGCGCGATTCATCTTGCTAGGCATGAAGCCGCCGTCGCCGTTCCGCGTAGTCGATACGATGCTGGAGGCCCGGAAGCATTTCGGGTTCACGTCGAATAAGCTGGAATGGCTCACCGCGAAGCTGTGCAAGACGCATATAAAGCAGAAGCATGCACAGTTCCCCGGCTTTGAGCTTTGGCGCGAATACCTCGCGGGAAACCCAGCAGCAGCGGCCGAAATGCGGGCCTACAACACGGATGACGTGCTGAGTCTTGAGGAGTTGTACCTCGTCCTCCGGCCGTGGATCACGGGACATCCGAACGTAGGCAACTACGACAGTGCTGTGGGCGATGGGCCGAAGTGTGATCGATGCGGAAGCACGAACGTTCGCCGGAAGGGTCTCCGCTATACCCAAGTCGGGCAGTACCCGCGCTATCACTGCCAAGCATGCGGTGCATGGAGCCGTGGCCGTCTCACGGTTAATTCGAAGCAGCACAAGGCGAACCTGTTGGTTAGCTGATGACCTCGCACGTTCCAACGTTCTACCAATGCGGGTGTATCGCAGCGTCGGAGGGATTCGACGTTGCGGACGTTCCTTTTGATCGCGGCACGCTCGCCCGTAGCGAGTGGCTGCGTGGATTCCATGCCTACGCCGATGAAGCCATTACTTATTCACGCAGCAGAGGAAGCGGCGGAGTTCACGCAAGCCGCGATGAAGAACGCCCGGAGTGATTGGGGTAGACGGAGATTGACCGACGAGGCCGCCGACGTGGCGGCCTTTCTTTTGGTGATGCAGGAGCGCGGCGCGATTGATCCGAAGCGATTCGGGAAGCGTCTCGCGAAGAAGCTGACAAAGATGAGGAGGAAGTATCTCAATCGTTGATGGTTTGGCATGGGAGCGGGAAAACCCGCCCGACATTAGCCCGAAGAATCCGAATCCGAAAGATTCCATTGGCAGTAGCAAAGTGCCTATGCACCTCTGGCCCGAGACGGCGACTGTGTTAGGCGCGCTGGGTTTGCTGGACGGCGCGTTGAAGTACGGGCGCGGCAATTACCGGGCGTCCGAAGTTCGAGCATCGCTCTACTACGACGCACTCAAGCGGCACGTTAATGGTTGGTTCTCAGGTCGCACGTGTGATCCGGATTCCGGCCTGCCTGACCTCGCGCATGCGCTTGCGTGTCTTGCAATCATTGTGGACGCGGAGGCGGCTGGGACGCTCGTTGATGACCGGGACTACAACAGCGGTTATGCACGGCTGATCGTAGACATGACGCCGCACGTCAAGCGTCTCCAGACGCTCCACGCCGACAAAGCGCCGCGCCACTACACGATTGCGGATGCAGCGTAAGCCGGTCTACTACAAGGACACGCGGGTAGCGCCTAACAGCGATCTATACGCGGCGTTGCAGGAAGCGAAGAACGCGAACGCGTCCGCAGCGGATCGCAAGGAAGCGGCGGCACGCGCCGAGCGAATTTATCAAGACTGCGAGCGCGAATACCAACGAACATACAAGGGGAAGATTTGAAGGAAATCGTAGCTAAAGCATTTATCGCAGCGTCGCTGCTGGACGTGCTGGGAATGCATCAAGACCAGACCGCCAGGGAGGTTCAGGAGTTCATCAAGGCGCACCCGGAGTTGGACGCCGCCATTATGCAAGCGCTGGACCTCCCGGAGACTGGAGCAGTGATCACGGAGCTTGCACGGACCGCCGCGCGGGAGGTGCTGGAATTGCTCAAGAAGCATGTGGGCGAGGCTGCTTGAGCGTCGTTCAAGCCTGCATCAACCAAGCGGCCTATAACGCGTTCTACGATCTGGCCGCATGTGCCCTTGAGACGCACAACCCGGAACGCGCCGTGCAGCGAGTCATTGAGGCACGGGACTACCTCCCACAGGCTGACGTGAATCGGCTTGTGCGGGAGCTTGAAGCGGATTACTACGAGTTCACCTGATTACGTGTATCGAAAACGCGACATTGATAGAGCGTCCGTAATACAAAAACATATATGAAACTGCGCTTCCCGATGATGCGAAATGATGTTCGATGATGTTCCATGTAGTTTAATGATGGCATTGTTATGGCTCTGAAATTACGGAGTAATTTGTCAAGGGCGGGCGTGAAAATTTTGTAGTTGCGCCGCTGCGCTGGATGACTATCATTGCAGGCAAGCGACGTAGCAATGTGTCGCGAGATCAACGAGTTGCGGTCGTTCCATTGGCATCGTTTTATCTTAAACGCATTGGTTTAATCCATCATGAATTTTATCCAGCCCGAAGTTTTGTATCTTGTTCTCTCCGCAACCTATGCGCTTATGGCGTGGATTCACATCGCCAGTAAGCATATTTGATTGACCCTGCCGCCGGTAACGGCGGCTTTTTCATTGGAGGTAAATGGGCGCAATTTCCGAGTATCAGAGCCTTCGTGAAAAGGCCGTTGCAGTATCCATTACCGAAATTCCCGAGGTGCGCCCGTATGCGCGCCGCCACGTTGAGCGGCTGCAAGAACAAGGGTTCGCCGGGGGCGTCATCAAGCAACTTTGCCGTGAGGCACAGAGCAGCCGCCGCACGACCGACGACGCGGGCCTGACGAACCGGGATGCGCTCAAAGCTGGTTTAGCAACATTTCGTGCCGCGTTGGAGTCCGCCAAGCAGACCAAGCAGAAGGTCTCAAAGATCGAACACAAGGGCGGCAAGTACAACCCCATAAACGCCGTCGATGTCATCGCTCAGGCGGATGCAGTTTGGGACGCGATTTGCGGCATGCTGGGCCGGATGGCTGACCCGGATAGACCACTGAGCGTGCAGACGCTCGCCGGAGCCTTGGCGGGCCGTCTCCGCAATCTGACGGGCGGTGCGCCCGAGTACGGCGAACTCGGATACGAGCGGGCCGCACTGCTTCTGCTGGATCATTTCTGCGCGTCTACTGGCTGGCTGGAGGAGCGAACCGGCGAAGCCAAGATGATGAGCCGGACGCGGAAGCCGAACACCTACCATCTGACCGCGAAGTTTCTGGATGAGGTCGCGGCGGGCGGTCTCGTTGCAGACTTCGCGGAGCGTCGCCCGATGCTCGTCCCGCCTGTGCCGTGGACGACATTCGCGACACACGGCGGTTATCTACACGATCAAATCCCCGCAGTTCGAGGCACGCGCCGACCGATTGAATCGGAGGTGATCGTGTCCGCGTTGAATGCGTTGCAGGCGACCCGGTTCCGCGTGAACCGTCGCGTACTGGAAGTCGCACAGACGTTCAAGACGAATGCGGAGGACATGGGCGGAGCAGTCATCAACGGTCGGTACATCGAGACCAGGCACGACACGCCGGAATCGATGAGACGAGCCAAGACGATCCGTAGCGCACTGACGCTGTCTGCGATGCAGGAACTAGCCGACGAGGAGGCGTTTTACTTCCCGTGGAATCTCGATTGGCGCGGCCGAATGTACCCGGCAACGAGCATCATTAGCCCGCAAGGCGCGGACCTGTGCAAGGGCTGTTTGGAGTTCGCGGACGGGACGCCGCTGGGTCGTGATGGTGGGAAGTGGCTCGCGATCCACCTGTGCAATCTCGCCGGAGAGGACAAAGTGACGGTGGGCGGCAAGAAGGTACACCGGACGCCAGAGGAGCGCGAAGCGTGGACGCGGCAGAACGAGGCGATGATCCTGCGTGTTGTCGCTGATCCGCGCAGCAATCGGGAGTGGATGAAGGCGGATAAGCCGTGGCAGTTCCTCGCGGCGTGCTTCGAGTGGGCGGGGTATCAGGAGGAGGGTGAGGCGTTCCGCAGCCGCCTCGCGGGCGCACTGGACGGAAGCTGTAGCGGAGTGCAAATGCTCGCCGGGATGACTCGCGATGCGTCGGCTGGCGCTATGGTGAATCTCGTTCCTAGCGAACGTGGGGACGACTACTACGGACGCATGGCGGATGCCTTGACTAAGCGGCTGTGCGGCCTTGTCGATTCGGCCGATGTTACGACGATGGCGCGCCTACAATTCTGGGCGGAACGCACGATCGACCGCGACCTGTTGAAAGCGCCGAGCATGACGAAGGTGTACAGCGCGGGAACGTACACGTTCGGGGAGCAAGTACAGAGCAAGACGGGCGCGCCCGATGCGGAATCGATGTGGCTCGCCTCGCAGATTAACGCGTGCTTCTCCGATGTCGCGCCGGGGATGCTCAAAGCGATGTCGTACCTACAGGCCGTGTCCGATGTGATGACTGCGGCAGGGATTCCGCTTGTGTGGCGGACGCCGGCGGGCCTGAGAGTGGAGCAGGCGCGTATGGGGCGGAAGTCCGTGCGCCTTGAGACTCAAATCAACGGACCAGAGTCACGCCGTGCGCGAACGTTCACGGTTGATGCTGACGACCTGAGTAAGAACGATCAACGCGCAGGAGTCGCCCCCAACTTCGTGCATGGAGTAGACGCTTCGCACATGGCCCTGGTCGTGAATGATCTGTATGCCCGAGGCGTCCGCAACTTCTGGATGATTCACGATTCATTCGGCGCACCGTTCGCCCAGTGTGGGGATGTGTTCCGCAGCACACGAGAGCAGTTCATCGAGCTTATGTCGCCGGACCTACTGCGAAGCTGGGCGGATGACGTTACCGCCGCCCTCACGGACGAGCAACGTGCAGCACTTCCGGAGTTGCCGGGGTACGGCGAACTTGATCTAGGCGTGGTGCGCGAGTCGGTCTACGCATGGTTCTAGCATTTGTCCGACAATATCCGTAAACTACCTGTCTGAAGAATTACACAACAAGACCAGATACCAAAAATGATTAAACGCATTACTTTTGTCGCCGTCCTCTCCGCATTTTTGGCCGCTTGTGGAGGAGGTGACGATAGCTCGTCAGCACCGGCTAATTCCGCGCCCGCGATCAAGCTGACGTACTCCGGTGTGCCTCTCGTTTCGGTCACGAACAAAGCTCGTATGATGGCGGCTACGGATACTCCGGCTTCGTCTGCTGGAACATCGGACTCTCAGGACACAATCCAGCGCTTGCAAGACGCATTCAAGGCACGCGGCGCGGATATCGGCGTGTACCCCGGCATCATCAACGGTTCGAAGCTGCACGACATCGTTATGAGCGAGAACAACGGCGCGGGCCCGACAGTCGCTGAGATTCAGGCGGCGAACGTCAGCATTGCGCAATGGACGCTCGTAAACTTCCAGTACGACGATATGACGGGCTACATTGACACGCCGGAAAGGAAGGCGATGGCCGAGCAGTTCTACAAGGACATCCGTGTATTTGCCGCCCGTCAGTACATCAAGGGCAATATCGTGTACTTTGCGAATCCGATCCTCGCATGCTTGCCTGACAAGTTCGACGTGAGCGGGCATCAGATTCCGACAGCTACGGCCTCGCTTTGGAGTGCGCTGAGTTGGAGTGACGACAACTACGGACACGCGATCGGCGGAATTCGCCCAACGCCGGACCAAATGGGGAGCGACTGCCAAACCCCGAACACTACCGCCCAGGCGTCGTACATCGATAGCATCGCCGATCCGCTCGTAGCAAACTACAAAACGGCTCTGGATACGATCGACAAGTGCAAGCACAACCCGCAAGCGATTCCAGAGAACGAGCGTGCGGGCCAGTGCTGGGGCATCACGCCGGATAAGAAGTAA